ATACCAAATTACTATAACGAGCAAGATTTTAAAGGAATGGCTTATTATCTAAGTAGACGGGGAAGGAAAGAAAAACGTCCAAAATCGTATTTGACATTAACAAATATTTTTGAACAATGGAATAAGCAAGAAGGTAAATGCGCATATACTAATATGAATATTTATTTAAATAAGTCCTGCTTTTCCGAAGAGACTAGGCAACGTAATGTCTCAGATATTAATACCTTTGAATTCGCGTCTATAGATAGAATTGACTCGTCTCGACCCTATACAACAGATAATATCCATTTCGTCAGCCGAAATATTAACCTATGCAAAAATACTATGAGCCATAAAGATTTTCTAGACTTTCTGACTTATCTTCGATAATTTTGGAGGAAGGCGGTAACGAACCGCCGTGTTGCACATATTAACCTTATCCTTTACTTACAAGTTTCAAATGGGGTTATTTCCGCGTGTTGTTACCATTGATATTTCCGCAGTTACTTTTATAACATTTAACCATAGTTATTTTTGCCTTCATTTACGGTCAAACTAATAGAATACTAACTTCCGGCTTTAACTCTTCTATTAATCCCTTTTAACCTAATTTCTTAGGCAAAGGCAAGCGTTGGAGCGGGAGAGATAGCCTCGATGAAGCTGTTCCACGCGCTTTTCACGCTGCGAGCGATTTCAGTAACGAATTTCGCATTTAGTTTTTTTATCACCATTTTAACGTAGCCAAGATGATTTCTACGACTTGTTAGACAATGAATCAACGTGCAGTCGAATCCATTTTCCCCCGCTAGTTAAATAGTAGAATATTTGGTATATCCCGCTATTAAATTACTTAAATTAATTCAACCGTAGCGGATTTTTTATTACCCGCATATCATTCAGAATTTCGATCTGAAAAGCCTAGTCGCGTCCTTCATTCAAATCAATGAACTACTTTGGTATGCAACCAACCCGCGTAAACATTAGGCGGGCAATCAAACATTACGGTTGAAAATATTATTTAGTGTTCTTATATATAAATCTTCTTAAATTAGCTTGAGCCTCTCTAAAGCAATCTATATCATAACTTAATCCAGAATCTACCGCAAAACCATAATGTTGCCGGTATTTCATTACCAGTATTTCAATTTCTAGTTGGTTTTTATAGTTACGCAATCCTTCCACTTGCGCTATTAAGAATAAATCTAAATACATAATGGAGAAGTTACACTAAAATATGCACGGATATAAGAAATCGAATCTTATCGACGCCGCTTCTTCCGATTAAGCACAGAACCTTTGGAGAGTTCCCGGCTACCATAGCCCTATCCGTATTAAAAAATTGCCACCGCGACTTATGATGAAGTCACCCCTGAAATCCCTACATCAATTTGGTTTTCGGAATTTTGGTGGTAAATGTGGAAACATTGATAATTGAAATCAAATCTCTCGATTTAAGAAACCGGACTCTAGCCACTTGAGTTATATTTCCTGATGCTCCCAATCATGGTTACGATCCATGTCTAAGCGGTCCAGAACCGCTTGTGCTAACCTTGACACTCATTGGGAATAAAAATGCTCCCCGCCGAGGTAACGATCCTCGCCTCCAGCATTCAAAGTGCCGTGTGCAACCTCTACACTTACAGGGAATAAAATTGGTGCCAGAATAGGAGTTTCACCCTCTTGTTTAACTATTTCTAGTCGTGCGGGACTATACCCGCGCCAGCATAAATGGGGCGTCGTATGGTATTCGAAACCATCCCTTCTCCGTCACAAGGAGATATGCGATAAAACCACTACACTAACAACGCCATATAAAAAATACCCACCGGATTACGCATTAAAAAACAAAGAGGCGCGGCGGGTATGATAAAAAGTAACCCATAGATTTGAGCATATTAAGAGGCTTAATGGGTGTTGTTTGGAGCCAAACATAGATTATTCATCATAAAAGAAAGAAACAAACGCGCTCATTTAATTCTTTCATCCGGCTTGCGGGGATTATTTGGCATATGAAGCGATTGCCGTGAACGAACGGCGTTTTCTCCGTCTGACGGGAGACGTTCTACGAATATTGAACTATCACGCTATTTGGTCCCGCGAGCGGTTTGGCACCCCGCAACTTCCCGCCCAATGCAGGATGTTTTATAAGGCCGTTTGAACTATCGCGGAAATTTGGTTTGCACATCGTCACATAAAACATGTCGCTCTGCAAATGAATTTGTGGCTGACTTACTCAGCCTAATGGTAGGGATAGTGGGCCTCGAACCCACTACCAACCGATTAAAAGTCGGTTGCTCGTCCACATGAGCTTCATCCCCATACTAAATTTGGAGCCGTGCAAGGTATCGAAACCTTCATGCCTCATTACAAGTGAGGACTAGGTGCCTACGCACGGCTTGTTTAATGGCTCTGGACCTTCGTAACGCTCGAAGCTAATACTGTTTAACAGACAGTCGGTTCGCACTTGCCACCCCGCCCAGAATAAAAATCTAGATGCAGTTTTGGAGTTTGTCCCTTTCAAGACAATTTCAATGTTAGTTGGTTTGCTGTATTGCATCTAATGGCACACCATACGGGACTCGAACCCGTTCTAAGAGATTGACAATCTCCCGTTGCTTACCCTTACACTAATGGTGTATAAATTGTTTACAAGCATGTCAGGATTTGGACCTGATTTAGCATCTTATTTTGGGAGGTGGGTTAACATCGCCACGATACTACTCTTATTTCGAGGGTGTCTTAACATTTCACCACATGCTTATAAATTGGAGGGTCATATCGACTAACCCAATACGCCGGATTTTTACCGGAGGAAACATTACGGCTAGTTGTAACTATCTTCTCTATTTCCTGATTTTCGAAAGGCCGCTAGTGGGGGTATCGAACCCAATCCCTCTGAAGTTTTTCAGACTCCTGCTAATCCATCTCAGCTAACTAGCGATAACTTATTTTCTACTAAATCTATACTAGATGCAGTTTATTTCAATTAATAGTTGAATTTTTATTGGTTGCTGGATGCATCTATGGTGGAGTTGATGATGCTCGAAATCACACACTCTTGTTTGCAAAACAAGCGCACTTCCTCTTATGCTACAACCCCATTTAAAATTCTTTCTTTTAATTTAATTAATACATCGTCTAATAACCCCCAAATTAACTCAATTCCATTCTCTCTAATAACTTGGTTAATCTTATAAGTATCTTTACCAATTAAAAATTTATTTTTAGGATCAAGATAAAGATTATACTTTGGCAAGTAGAAGTCAGGATAATATCTTCTTTTACTACCATCTTTATCTGTCCAAAAAAACATTATCTTTCTTGATCTTATCCATTCAATATTTTGAGAATCCAAAAATTCTGCTAATTTAACTTCCCAAGAACAATCCATCCAGATTCCTTTATATTGATATTTCTTATAATTTGTTTCTCCCCCACAATTAGGGTTAGCTTTAGCCTTTTGCGACATAAGTTGGTGGGAACATTTTTTACCACAGGTTTGAATCTTATTATTAATATGTCCAAATGAGTTATGACATATACAACATATTAAATTATACGTTTTTCTATACCTTTTAAAGCCTATTTTTAAAGGAAATTTATGCCGAACCAAATCGTCAAATTTTCCGTCTTTCCACGCTTGTTTCATTCCAATAGACGTTTTTTTATAATCCACAAATCTTCTTGTATAATTGTTTGCACATTTTTGACAACAAAATTTGGGAGCCTTTTTTGCATTAGAGGTAACAAAAATATTATCACAGACAGGGCAAGATTTTTCATATTTAATATAATCTACATTAGACCGCTTAGACCCTATTCTGGAACATATCGGAGAGCAATATACCTTTCTACCCCTTGAGTATTGCCTTTTAACTTCTGCCGCGCATTTTAATGCTTTTTTATGGCAAATTGGGCATTCTATTTCGGTTTCCCTTTTTATTCTCATAATACTATTTTACACTTTTATGGAACAAAAGGGAATCGAACTATCAACTATTTTTCATTGGGTGTTAATTACGTGTGCAATTTTTGGATCGTATCTTCGTTATACTACGTATAAAATAGTCAGAAAGATAGACATCGAACCTATTTAGCATCGCGCTAACCGCCAACCGTGCCTTCTGATAAAGTGGCTCCTACAGATTAAAGCTATCTAGAATTTTACCTTTAATCTTGAGGGAGCGATAGGGAGCATCTGGTGAGATTCGAACTCACGACGTTTTTATTTCCCACTTGGAAGGAGGGCGCAATCAACCACTATGCGACAGATGCTTAAATTTGGTGTATTATAGAAATATTTTACCGAAAACTTCATATTTACGTGTAAGTATATATACAATATGAAAACTAGAAAAAAGAAAAGCTTAATTTGGACTATTGACGCGGATGTTCTTCAAAATATATTGAACGAATCTAGCTCAATTGTCGAAGCATTAAAAAAACTTGGATTTAACCCCTACAATGGAAATCATCGAACACTTACGGAAAGGATTAAAAGGGAAAGGTTTTGGTTAGAAAAATTCCAAGAAAATAAAAGAAAATGGTGGAAAGAATTTCGCTCTTCATCTAACATTAAAAAGGAAACACCTAAAGAGGAAGTCTTTCGCGAACAAAGCGCATATCTAAATGGAACCGGACTGAAAAAGAAACTAATCAAACTTGGGAGAGAATATAAATGTGAAAAATGCTTCAATAACGGATTATGGAATAATGAGCCGCTTTCCCTTCAATTAGACCACAAGAACGGAATCAATAACGATAATCGGATTGAAAATCTGCGATTTCTTTGTCCGAACTGCCATAGCCAAACCGAGACATTTTCGGGTCGCTCGTCTAACTTAAAAAAGCCCAAGTCGTTTTGTCCCGATTGTAAAAAAGAATTTGGGGGGCACGGGGAACGGTGTCAGTCATGTGCTTCGAAAAACCGCGATTCACGAAAAACATTGAAAGGAGCCGATATTATTATTAATTGGCCAGATATCACCTTAGTTATGAACTGGCTAAGTAATTTTTCGTTACTAGAAGTATCTCAGCAAATAGGTTGCTCAGATAACGCTCTACGCAAATTCTTAATTCGTAACGGGCAAGAAATCCCTAAATATCCTCGCGGCTATTGGATTGTGAGAAAAAAATATCATCTTTCACACGAAGAAACGCTAGAGAAAATGAAACCCAAGATAAGGTCTTGCAATTGGACATCCCCTGAAATAGTCAATCAGGTGCGGATATATCTAAAAGAAGGCATGAAGGTCGCAAAAATTGCCAAACTTTTGAATATAAATAGATTTAAAGTTTCGCATATCAAAGCGGGGGGATTTTCTTCACCCGACAAAAGATTTTCAGCATATCAATCAAGTTAATCCTTTAGTGGGCATACCAGAATTCGAATCTGGACGGAATTAAATCCATAAGTTCCTTAGACTTACGCGGCTTGCCAATTACGCCATATGCCCAAATGGTCCTCTAGGGTGGTTTCGATCCACCTACTGTGCTTTATCAAAACACTGTGATAGCCACTTCACTACAAGAGGATAAATTGGTGCGAGTGGTGGGCTTCGAACCCACAGCGTTTACCTCTAGGGTCTAAGTTCCTAAAACTTAGGTGTTTCGTCCAATTTCACCACACTCGCAAAAAGTTTACAACTTTAAAGCAAGTTGTCAGCTAGGGCATACTAGCTCACTGACTAATATACTCTCCACCATCAATTTTTTAACGAGAATTGAAACTCGCGGATACGGACCCGCCACCAGCTTCATAGGAATATTATAGCTGGAACTAATCTATGGTCGGAATGACAGGTAACGCTCCTGCTTGACCCTGATCCCAAATCAGGTGCCTCACTTTTAGGCTACATTCCGTTAAAATTGGTCCTTCGGGCAGGGGTCCAACCTGCATTGCGCGGAAATCTACCGCTAAACTCGTTATAAGCGAGGGGTTTTAGCATTAAACTACCGAAGGATATGGTAGCTCTCGTCCGTCTTGACCGGACATCTAATCGCATATGAAACGATTGCTTTACATTAAGCTAGGGAGCCATAAAAATTTCAAACAACAGCCAGCATAAACGCCATTCATTTACTAGTATGAAACGGCTATCGAGGCTAACATATAATGGTAGCGAAGGTTGGATTCTAACCAACTTTAGGTTTCCCCTGAGTTATGAGCACAGTTAGCCTTACAAGGCTTGTCCTCGCATTATGGTTCGAGAGGCGCGAATCGAACGCGCGTAGTAAGGCTTCTGGAACACTCGTATCACAAATGCTCTATGAAACCCTACGGACAACCAACAGTCTTCCTCGGATATAAATTAAAGTTGTTGAGATGAGTAAGATTAATGGATTCGAACCATTGTCTCAGAGCATTACCCCGCGCATTATCCGCTATGCTAAATCCCACCCATCTATCTCTTTTGGTCATAATCATGAGCTAATTAGGCTCGTAGATTTACCATTTGCAAAGGTGCCGACAACGGGTGCTGCCCCCGCTCTATGTTCTCCTTGAAAGGGAGGTAAGCATGCTGTTGCTCATTATCGGCATAAATTGGTGGGGGTAGGAGGAATCGAACCTCTTCGTCTGACCACTACACATATTTTTTGACAAATGTTTTACAGGCATCCGTGCAGAACAGCCCCCTATTTTCAAGTATTTACTATGTTTTCCTCGCGAGATTTGTCATAGTTTCAACGGGTAGTCGCAAGTGGTGCGGCCAATCCCGTCAAAGTCGGTATTTAATCTAGTTATCCGCATACAAATACACTAACCGACAAACTTTGCGGGTAAATTGTTGAAATGATTTGAACTGTTTCTGTAGTTTAAGTGTAATATTAAGTTTAAGTATTAATATGAAAACTAAAATTAATCTAGAGTTACTAAAATTACACTCTGTCGATAAAACCTCGTCGGAATGGGCTGACTTTTTCCGATGCGGAAAATCAACCGTTAAAAGGGCATGTAAATTTTTAAATGTTACTTGTAAAAGTAGAAATCATTCTCATACCACGGAATCTAGACAAAAAATATCAGATGCTAGAAAAAAATTTCTAAAAGAGAATCCTGACAAGCATCCTTGGAGGTCAAAGGATAAGTTTCAATCTAAACCGTGCGAGAAAATAAAAGAATTCTTAATTAAACTATGTATTCCCTTTATAGCAGAATATCAACCATGTATTGATGGGCATTTTTTCAGTATTGATATTGCACTACCCGACAAGAAGATTGCCTTAGAAATTAACGGGAATCAACATTATGAACGTGACGGAATATTAAAGGAATATTATCAGAGAAGACACAACCTTATAGAATCTGTCGGCTGGAAGGTTTTTGAAATTCATTATTCTGCTTGTTTTAATTTAGAAAAATGGACAAATTTTATTAAGGTAATTACGGAATCTCCGCAAGTTGAAGCTTTCGACTATTTTAATTATATTCCGCGAGAAAAGTTAGTATCTTATGATCCCTGTCCTATGTGCGGTAACAACAAAAATAAGTTATCAAAAAACTGTTTAAAATGCTCCAAGTCGGTTAAACGAAAAAAAATACCCACAAAGGAGACTTTAGAAAGGTATATTGGGAAAGTCCCCAATACTAAAATCGCCAAAATATTTGGAGTATCTGATGTTACCATAAAAAAATGGAGCATCTTCTATAATATAGAATGTCCCAATACTCGCGGCTTTTGGACCAAACTTGGTAAGTATGAAGGGATTCGGACCCTTATTTAATCCGTTATGCACCAATCGCTTAGAAGGCGCGGCCAATACATACTTATTTTAAAATTTGCAAACATTAAAAGTAGTTTGCGAATAACTTATTATATTTTATGCCATTCAGCCTTTTAACGCTTTTACTGGCTATAATAAATTATAGTAAGGATTTTGTGTCCTTACCCAAAAAATTTCACCAACATAATCAGATATAACTAATATTTGATTATTTACGAGGCGGATTCCTTGAGCCATCCCAAGGAACATTTTGACGACCTTTAAAGCATTACTGCCTCAAGCTATTTTAACTCCGCTTACTAGGCGGGCGTGTCAAACTTCTTTTTTCGACTTTACCGTTCTTTACTGCGTGGAAGAGAACTGATTCTAAGACTTCCTCAAACTGTTCTAAAATTGTTATTTTCTTTAAATTATGTATCCACTATACTGTTTTTTATCTTTTCGTCAATTGATTTTTTTGCTTTTCTTTAAATTTTTCACAAAAAAAAAGAGGAAAATTTCTTTTCCTCCTGATAATTTTGTTCTAAATTCTTTATCAGGAGCCTATTACATCATATCGGGATTTTCGAGTTGGGCCACAAAACGACCTCTCCCAATAATGCAATTACTGGTATATTTGTGCCATAATGTAGATGTTGACGATTTCATTTTTGAAGATTTTTTAATTCCTTAAAAGTTATTTTACTACTTTTACATATTTAATATCAATATGGGAACTATTTTTTGTTATTTATTTTATAAGGGAGAGTATATTGGATTTTTCTGGAATGTCAAGGGGTTTTTAAATCTTCCGTCACAATTTCTTTTACCCTTTTGACAATATTCTCCATTTTACAGGCATAAAGTCCTGCCGAAGAGAAGGATGTCAACTCCATCAACCAAAAATTGTTGTCTGAATCCATCACTACATCTATACAGAATACCGGATCAGGATAAAATCCAACTTCCAATATTTCTTTTACAAATTCAGTTGCCCCAACAGGTGCAGAAGGGACTCTTGTAGTCAAACCTTGGAATCGGTATGATGAAACTCCCAATATCTCTTTATACTTAGTTACTACAAATCTCCACTCCGCCACCACATTTTTTGGAGTAGATACCAAAACCAAGGAATTCTTCAAGTGTTGAGCCGAATCATAAAATTCATCCCAATCTTGAATATCTATTAAATCTGCTTTAAATGTTTTATCCCCGCTATCGGGGCGGATAAACATAGTGGACTCTTTACCCAATAATCCATAAAACCACCATTTACGGCGATTTACGCTCTCTAACGATGCCATTATATAGTTATCATTAAATAAATAGGGTTCAAAATATGGATAATAGACTGAACAAAGGTAATTTTCAAACGTGCTATAAGTGACGGGAGTTGAATCAGATAAGTGCTGCTTAATCAGTTTACAAACTTCTATTGAACCATTTGTTATTACTCGCGCGTTTTTAATAAAAGTTAGATCGTTCTTATAAAAATCCCCATTGATTTTATATAATGGAAGATTTTGCCGCTCAATTTCGTCAGTAAGGGCTAAATAGCTTTTCTCTTTGACTAAATTCTCTACTATCCAAATAAAAGGATTATCCATATTTCAAAGTCTGGTTAGGAAATAAACAGTATTGACTAATTTCAATTTGTAAGGACATTTTTTGTCTATTTACTTCATCTTTAAGCTGGTGATACTCCTTGGTATCCATCAATGCATTTTTTAATGTTTCAATATTAATTCTATTAGTGCTATTCTTCATAACCTCTAATCTGAAATCGTCTCTGGAAACTTCCGTTAATTCTTCGGGAGTATATTTAGTAAGATATTCTATCGGAAAGCTACAAGCTAAAGGCATACCGCTTGAAGATGGGTTAATACTAAAACTAACTCGCCCATTTCGAATAGCTATATTATAAACTCCTGTGTTATACCCCCCACAATGACGACCCTTTCCCCAAGCCGTGCAATAGTTAGTCAACGAATTGAAACCGTCTATTATTGTATCTGTATTAGTATTCATATTGAGGGGCTGATTTTTTTATTATGGTTAAACGCCACCATATCACATAATCTGGCAACATCTGAATTTTCAAATTTCATCTTAAATCTCTCGGAGAATCGGTATCCTCGGCGCAAAGTTGAAGCGGGATGAGTAACACCCTGCAATCTTAGGCTTTTACCTACTGCGATATTATTAACGTCCTCCCTAGTCTTATATCCATTTTCATCGAAAGCAAATAAACTTACATTCCAATCAAATCCATCTAACAGTGAATCTGTCGTCCATGATTCTTCCTTATACATTACTTGGACACCCTTGCCCTCATATTTTATCTCATAAATCATAAAGGGTTCAGATTTATGCCAATCGGTTTCAGATTGAACTTTAGGAAATTTCCCTAGTGCCTCGGTAACTTTTTTACCAATTTCACCAAAAGCAATGCGACTACCGCCCAAGATAAAAATGTCATAATCCTTGGGGTCACGATCCATAAGGGAATCCCTCACGCTACCGCCAGCCAATACCACTCGCCCAAAAGGGGAGAGGATTTCATTAAAAGTATTATGGACTTCTTTGATCATATTATTAATTAACCACCTTCCACTCGACCATTCCGCGACCATTATCTAGTGAGGTAGCCCCCGAATAACTTAAAGAACTTTTAAGCGAGTCAGATACCAATTTCATTTGTTGGTTTAACGTTCTGCCAGTTCCTTTAAATCTCAAAGTCACGCCCTCAATGTGATCCTCGCTATTTTTAATCATAGACGAAGCATTGCCAGAACAAGTAATATATCCTAATTCATCTTCAAGTTCTTTAATTTGTTTAAAAAGTGCGGCAGACATCACAAATTTTGCGCCTAACCCCCCTATTGCCTTAAAAACATCACCAATCCATACTTCTCCATCTTCGGTAGTTAAGCCACCATCGGGGCAAATATCCAAGGTTTTCGCAATCTCTACACAACTAATCAAATCCGTCACAGTGGTAGAACCAAAACCGGAATATTGGCTTGTCCTACAGTTTTTAGACACGCCCAATCCTAATTTTAAACAATTTACCCCTAAATTTTCTAACCACGGAACAACTTTGGATTCACTAGCGTTGCCCGCAATCAAATAACAATCGGGGAACAAATGCCTCGCATATTTGATAATAGGTTCAACGTGTGCCGCGTAACAAAAGGCGACATCAACGGTAATCATATGGACTTGTAAATTAAGGTCTTTAATAGCTTTAAGTAATATAAAATCTTGCTCTTTTGCCCCGATTGAAATAGATTTACTAAACCAATTTTCTCTGTTAATACGTTTTAAGAATTCTAACGTATCTCCAAATCTATGATAAACATATGGCCAGCGATTTTCGTCTAACTTTTTTAAAATATCATATGTTTGAATGGATGGCATGTTGGAAATACAAACGGGTGAGGCGTATCGTCTCCCTCCGATTTCTACAGAAATATCAGCATCTTTGCGCGAGGCCAATTGTCCGAATCCATGTTTCAATATAATATCTTTATAGTAAAGGGAGTGTCTCATTTTCAATAATCTTATTCTTTTTCTTTTTAACTGGCTCAACGGGAGCAACAGGAGGCATCAAACCAAATCTGATTCGACATAAACGCTCTGCAACTTCTTTACCGCGCTCCTTTAATATCTTATCAAAAAGCCTAGCTTGACGAGGCATCAACTCAAATATTTTACCGTCAAGCTTGATCTTTAGTATTCTGTTTAACGTTCCCATCCTCCCAACAGAATATCACATTTTCGCAGGAAGTCAAGTTTTTTTCAAGGCCATTTTTAATAACCTTTTCCCAAATATGGTAACGATTAGCCAATCCAGCACCTAATTTTGAAATAAGAAATATTTTATCAGGATTTGCTTGGATGGTTTTTTTTAAATTATACCCCTCCCTCATAAAGACTCCGATATATTCGTCTGGTTTATAAAATGAGGAATCGTGATTTGAGGGGTATTTTTTAGTAATAAATCCAATTGCTTGAGGGTGATCCCGTAAAATTGCCGCGCCTCCCCTCCCAAATTTTGCCGTATTATCCCCAAAAATAAAGTAAGAATCGGGGTGATTATCTAAATACTCTTTTGTAACATTAATATTTTGATATTTAGCCATAAAATTAATTCTCGCCCCGCCATTATCCTACTCGGTAATTCTGCTCAACTACTTTTTAAAATTTACTTATTAAATTTTACTGTTTGGGACTACAAAACTATTCATTATTAAATTCTTCTGTAGCTTTAATTGCTGCCGCCCTTGCTCTATTTTGCGCCCACGGACGGAATTGATCTGCCATATCTCCCCAACCGCTAGGTTTGGCATCGGCAATATTATTAAGTTCTGCTATAGTATTATTTAAACGTTCCTCAATTTCTCTACAATATTTAGCTAAAATTAATTGGGGGTCACAATTATCTAAATCACCATGTCCTTGAATAGAGGATTTAAAACATTTTGAATCTGTTAAAGGGGTTGCCATATTATTTCCATTCATCTAACCCTTCTACATATTTCAAATGATCTTTTGAAAATTTATTAGCCATAAAAAAATATACAAACGCTTCAACTACTTTCCCCTCTATCGGGTCAATTACTTTAATTAGTTCTCTTTGATACATGTGCGGATGCCCCTCTAACCTATCGACATTCTCTAAGGTATGTTGAGTAATATGATATAACTCACCTTTAATATTTTTAGATGTTTCGCCATGATAATCAATAAGAATCGGCAATCCAATATCCAGCAACATATATTTTTCTACCGTAGTTGTCTCTCCTAAAAATATAGAGGACTTTAAAAACTCATGATTATTGAACCCTTGTCGAAGTGTTCCATACGTGAAAAGATTATACATATCAAATAGTATAGAAATTTTTATAATTTTGTCAAGTTATTTATTGTATATTAAATCCCATCCTTTTTTCTTGGGGCGCGGCGTATCCCGTTTCCTCATATAAATTATAAATTTCAGCTAATGACATAGACTCTTTAACCTTATAATCGTATCCCAAATGATTAATAAGCAACTGCGCGTCCGTCTTATTTAAATTTTTAAATCCATGATCTTGAATCAAACGGCCCTTCCTTAAAAGTGCCGGATCAATTAAATTCTTTTCACAATTATAAGAAATAATTAATGAAATTTGAAGCAAGCTTCCAAGCAAACCATCGCTCATATTAAGTAAAACTGAAACCAATGAAGCGTTCTCGTTATTCTCCCTCGACTCAATGGCCTTTTCCGCATCTTCAATCACTAAAACAGAATTTTTATGGCGTAGCAAAGTGCTTAATAATGAAGGGGATGTCAACATTTCGACAGCATTAGAAGGGATGAAAATGAATTCACGATCTACTACCGAAGTCAAATATCTAATATAAGTAGATTTACCAGTTCCGGGGTCGCCGTGGAACATATAAAGGCCGCCATTTTTGTAGCTACTTAATTTATTGGTAATCCTTTCGTGAACTTCCTCAAAATATTTACCGTAATTAAGTGATAGATTTATCTCTTTGGGGGTTTCTATATCAATAGACCGTGCCGATAATTCCCCACATTCTGTGATCAGCACAGAAATCTTGGACTTCTTGGCTGGCTTTTTAGTGAAATCCTTGAATATAGCAAGCGGTTCAGTTGTATATGCTGGCGAAAACATAGCTTTAATTGCAAACATTTTATTCTCCGAATCATACTGAAAACAATAAAAACATTTATTATAATTAATTATTAATGAAAAATCTTCATCGGGTGATGAATGCATCAGCATACCTAGATATGGGTCACTTTTCGTTAATTCGTATTTGACTAACTCACCGCCTAAATTCATCAAATGCTCAACCGCACCATCGGTATAGATAGCCGCAGACTCTTCAATAGAAGCACATACCCCGAAATGATCCTCAAAATATAAATCAAAAGGAAACTCTTGAATATTTTTATGCTCAAATAGCCGTTTGGTGCTATTTAATTTAAATTGTCTATCCTTATCGCCAATTACCTTGATGACTTGTTCCATATCTTATATATATCCGATATTACTTGGATGTCAAGACAATTTTAATGACAGTTCGCCAGATTGAACTTTTTGGGTAAGCGAAGATAAAATATTGGCTTGTAATTTCTTACATTCACGCTCTGAAATCTTGTAAATCTTGGCAATCTGCTTAGTATTCTTTTTGCGCTGACCAATTCCGAAGGACTTTTCCAGAATATCTTTATGAACTGGATCAACTTCCGACAAAAGACTAGAAACTAATTTTAATTTTGTCTCGCCATTTGGAGAGAAGAATCTATTTTCGATTGACTTTGAATAAAAGTAATCCATTGGAGTAATATCGGTATCAGGAACAATTTCTTGATCCAATGAAATATCATCAGGGAACAATGATAAAACCTCCCTCATGTAATAAACCGTTGTCTTATATTGCTTTGCCAGATGTTGAACAGATGGATATTCGTTGAATCTCTTCCAATATTGATTGGAATATTTCTTAACTTGGATAGCAAGATTAATTAAATTGGCACTCGGACGGACAGTATGCGCGTTGTCTCTAGTATATTTAGAGATTTTGTTATAAATCCAAAAGTAAGCGAAGGTGATAAACCGTAACTTCTTACTGAAATCAAACCGATTAATTGCTTCGGATATTCCAATAAACCCCTCTTGCTTTAAATCGTCTAATTCAATGTTTTTATACAGTAAAGAATGCCCAATTTTTAATATCAAATCCTCATGTAATAGATAAATTTGATGAACGGCCTCCGTGTCTCCACTTTGAGCCTTTCTGATTAGAGCGTATTCTTCGTCTATAGTTAGTTTTTTCATAAAATTAAATATCCATTACCTTTACAATACCTTCAAATACCTTAAAGGTTTGAAGCGTATCATATGCGGCATCGTGAAAGCGACCTTCTTCTTGCGGGATTCCTAAATCTTTACAGGCTTGTCCTAGATTTGTCTTTAGTCCTCTTTGGTGAAAATTACAAAAACGATATTGAAATCCAATCATGTCCTCATTTGGTTTCATTTTAATATTAAGTTTGTATGCTTTAAGCAATGCATTAACATCAATGGAGCGAGGAATATAAGAATAATCAGGAGGAAATCCACATTCTTGCCTCCAAATATTATGGATATAAGTATCAAAATTCAACCCATTAAACCACAGTATTTTATACTCTGGATTATAAATATACTCGTCAAGCCAATTCAGCACCTTTAAAGATGATTCCCCTTGTTGCTGGATCGTCATTATGTTAAATCCGGTAATCCTCGCCGCATCTTTGCTTACGTCTATATCGGGCCAACTAATATAACGGGTTATTACTTCTTCTACATTAAACCCTGTAGCTGTAATTGCCGCGACTTGCCACGGGCGATTCTTTTCCAATAGATTAAGACTTTCAGTTTCAAAGTCTATCGTAATATACTTTTGACTTTTATTATATCTGAATTCTTCGCCTCCAAAGTTATTATACATTATTTTAAGAAATCTTTAATTTTAAGTCTTGGTTTAGTTACGATAGATGCACCGACATTATAATCTAATAATACTATCGGCTGTTTTTTCTCTTCTGGCTTATATAGTAAGCTATATTTTAAATTTGTCAAGTATTTTTCTCCATCGGGTGTGAAAAACCATAAAAGAGTATCTACCTTACGGGTAATTAACATTAAATGATCAAATGGATATTTCATCATCAATCTTTTAAATAAATTAATCTCTCTACCCCATAAAGGACGTTCCTCAATTTGAGTAATTAATGCTATCGCCTTGGGGTGTTGACCCCGTTTAAATCTGGTTTTGTTTAATTGGTTATCGGATTTCGGCATATTATTCTCTTTTGGTTGCTATGTCTTCTAACTCTGTTCTCGGAATTTTATATCCCCTCGTAACGTGGTGGATATTTTGAATAGATGTCAATTCATAATTATCCACTATTTTATCCAATCTTTCAACCAGTTCTTTAGTTTTAAAAATATACTCTACTTTATTTTTAATAAACCAATATACAAAAAAATCATTGTTATTAGCTAATGCTTGCCAAGGGCCACCAATTTTATTACCATAGCTAAATCTTTCAATAAAAAAGTTAGGGGTGCGATTCATATCATAATAATCACTTTTTAATTCAATAGTTTTACCAGATTTTATAACGCGGAAGTCGTTTTTAAGTCCGTCTAACCTCTCTAATTTTTCTTCATATTTTTTGGCAAACAGTTCTTCTCCGTATTGCCCCTCCTTCAAAGAATTATTGAACTCGAATATCGCTTCTTTGTTGGCGGTTCGCGCCCCGTTTACGCGAGTGTTTCGGGTTTCACAGTTAGGTGTTAACATATTATCTAAAAAATCAAATAAAACAACGGTCTTACAAATGTGCTCGTTATAGTAAACGTAAAGCCAATAATCTTCATAGTTGAACCCCAAATTATAGCTAGCCTGAGCCTTTTCGTAAGGAGGGTCTAAGATAAGAATGCTATTGTGGGTAATATGTTCGTTTATTTCCCAATAGTTTTTATTTAATATCATAGGGGATAATTCGCGCCACCTATTTAAAGCCTCGTTATAATCGTCTCTTATTGATATATTTTTGCGATGTTTGATGGGGACATTAAATCCATTTTTAGAATATCTAAATACTCCTGAGAAACTTAGCTTCATCAAAGAATAACAATATTTCCACCAGTCAGGCTGTCCTCTATGATAAAAATAATCCTCGGGCGTAAATACGTCTTTAATTACCTGCTTATCAAACCGCGATAATATTTTATAAATATATGGGTCTAAATCATTTAAAACGCATTCCGAAGCCAAATTAGAAGATAATACCGCAGAACCACAAAATGATTCAACAATTCTTTCTCCTTTAAATTTTTGCAAATGCTTAACCCACCACGATTTAGAACCAACATATGTCGGCAAAAATTTTATTAATTTCTCTTTACTCATAATACCGTTTCGTGCCATAAAGGTTTAATCCATTCTGCTATTAGATATTCTCTATCTGTTTTCTTCACACGGGCGATAATAATTAAATTATCCTCCCACTCTTCAAATATATCTTTGTCGCTATAAAATTCTGTTTGTCCAAAGGTAAGCAGGGTTCCATTGGCGAAATCATCATCTATAAATATTTTATAGTATGTATTACCAGTTTTCCTAGCTTTCATCTTCTTAATATCTTTGACGCAAACTGCAATAGTGAACATTTCATCTTTAATTCCGCCAATCGCAGAATCTAACGTGACTAGATCATTGTTATCATTGAATAACTCAACTAGCTTGTAAGAATAAGAATAACCTAATAACTCGCGCTCCCAATACCAATTATAGAAATTAGACTTCTTAGAATTCATGGAATAAATATCCTTAGCCTTGTCTGTATCTCGACGGATAGTATTAAGTCTGCTTTCTTTAATATATTCCTTCCCCTTAATATCTTTATTAGCGCACAGATATTTGACTAAGGTGAATGTATCGTCACCCAAATTCTGCGAGAACTGTGTCGCTAACTTTTTCTCCTTCGGGGTTAGCTCATTATAAAGTTGAAACTCTAATAATAATTTAGGACGGTTAGTTTTAAAATCATCGAAGCACCCCGCATTAATTAGTGACTTGACTACGTTCAACCCAAGCTTCGCTTCAAGACAACTATTAAATAGTTCTATCTTATTAGAGTTAGCTCTATTAAAGTTTAATAGTTTCTTCATCCCCGCATCAGAGATTCCCTTAATAGAGGACAATCCATAACGGATGCCAGCATCTTCAATCTTAAAATCAAATTCGCTAGTCCTTAATGAAGGCGGAAGCAATTCGATATTCATCAGCCTCATTTCCTTTTGGATAATAGCGGTTTCGTGCGAAGAATCTTGTTCGTTCCTAGCCATATTAAGACAAGCCAAATAAAACTCTTTAGGATAATATACCTTCAACCAAACATCCATTAGGGTAATATGCGAATAACAGAAACTATGGCTAGCATTGAACAGATATTCCGCGCTAGCGTTACATGTTGACCAAAACCAATCGGTTACTTCGACGGGAATACCTAGTTTTTCTCCCCTTGTCCTAATGTCGGGTTCAATAGTAGCCATTTGTTCGCGTAATTTTTTTCCGATACAAAAACGAACGACATCTGCTTCTGTAGGAGTCATCCCATAAATTTCTTGACAGATAGCATTAATCTGTTCCTGATAAATAATAATATTACCAGTTGCCTCTAAAATTTTATCCATTTGCGGATAAACTTTAGTAATTTCTCCGTTTTGAAAATAATTAACCAAATCATCAATAAACTTCATAGCCCCCGGCCTTCCCACGCTAATACAAGCAGACATTTGCTCTAAATTACGAGGCTTCATTTTTTTAACGGTGTCTTTTCCTAATCCTTTCTCTATTTGAAAGAAGCTATAGTAGTGTTCTGTAGTCTTTAAAAAGTCATAGATGGCTGGATCATTTAAATCTATGTCGTCAACCGTCTTATTAGCCAATTTGAGCGTATCATCAATAATATCAATATTTTTTAATCCTAAGACATCCATCTTGACTAAGATATATGCAACATCCTTCATATCGAAGGTAGTCATTAAATCTAATCCATCAGGAGTTCTTTCAACAGGAGAGATATTACAGATTGGGCCGAAAGAAATAGCTACGCCAGAAGCGTGTTGTCCCTTAGACTTCGGAATATCTTCAAGAGTTAAAGCGATTCTATATGCCTCTGCATTTTTGGGTGAAGCGTCAACCCATTTTTTAAAATCAGGATTTTCAAGGAATGAATCTTCCAAATCAATAACCGTTCCAAACTTCTTATCTACAAATCCAGAAATGCGAGAAGCCTCTTCCTCGGTATAATTAAGAAGACATTTAACCACTTCTTTAATACAAATTTTGCTAGAAAGGGTTCCGTAAGTAGCAATCTTGGCAGTTCTTCCAGAATAGCGCGACTCAATATAGTGGATAACTTCTTCTCGGCGTTTAAACGAGAAGTCAGTATCAATATCAGGCACAGCACCGACCAAATAAGTGACCTGATCTATAATAGATGTCTTAGCCCTAGCTTCGGAAATAAATCGTGAAAAGAATAAACCGAATTTAATTGGATCAATAGAAGTCACTCCAATAGAGTATAATACGCAACTTCCCGCGCTACTTCCACGACCCGGCCCTACTGGAATATCCTTAGATTTTGCCCAACTAATAACGTCATAAACTAAAAGAATATAATCCACTAAAGATAGACGCTTAAAGGTATCTAACTCTTCTTTACATCTATTAGCATATATTTCAAACTCTTCTTCAGAAATCTTTTTTGCTTTAACTAAATTAGATAATCCAAGCGCAGTCAAGCTTTGGAGATATTCAAAATTATCGCCACTTTTAATGTCGAATTTTTTAAAATCGTCTTTGGTCAACTCTAATTCTGGAAGACGCAACCCGTTCTCTAAAACGGGGATAGATAGTTGTTCGAATTGGTTAAACATAATTAAATTTCCTCTCCCCTAATGGGGCATCAGACAACTCTACAACTATTTCAGTATATTTAGTAGGAATATCCCGCTCTAAAAATGAGAATTGGTTAGATGAAAAATGAGATACTTCTGGACGCTCATAAGAGCCACGATTTAAAATCGCCCTCATGGTTAATAAACTTTTCGAATGTTTCGGCTCGTAATAATAAACATGTTTTGCTTCAACAGTCTCGTAATTATTAGACTTGCAATAGTTAACAGTATTATTCCTTAAAATTGGATCGAAAGGAAGACCTTGACTATTTAATAAAAAGGTTGGCTGTATCTTATCAAAAATAGGATTAACAAAATGATCAAAATTGAAAGTATTATGTGCGATCATTCCAGAGTAAAATGGAACCGAACATAATAAATTAGATGTAAACATTTCATTCAAAACCGTCCAATCTATATATGGGTATCCGTAAGTTAACTCTTCCCCTTTGGCATTTAAATCTTTTTTATAACCATCGGTATTCGAAAAATGTAATATTTTATTAATATCTTCATATCCATCACTATTCTTTAACCAAAGGATTACTTGGGACGAAGACAGTTTATCAAAATCTTTCAAAGAATTAATTACATTAATAAAAATTCCCCATATCAATTTGATATTAAGGTCTTTAGAAATTTTATATGCCTGATAGAACCCGCCCATCGTATCATCTGCGATAATAACCTCTGACAGATTATGTAATTTGGCAATATCAAAAATAGATACGGTATTTGGGATTTCTTCTTTACTCGGCTTATTCAGCGTCAGTATTGATCGCCCAATACTATAATAGGAACTGAAAATGGGTATAGCTTTACTCATGGTAATATTATATCAAATTTAATGGAAAAGTCAATGACTTTCACCAAATATCTTCGTTGTCGGTAATTTTCCCACCATTCCAACGTGGACAACCTAGATACTGTCTTGGCTCAACAGAACTATTATCATGGCCAGCGGAGCAAATTCTTGCATCGTCTTCATCCATGAAATTTTTAATAACGCTACCGTGTTCAGTTAAGACTGTATAATACTCAAATTTAAATTTAAACGGGCATCTATAAGCTGGTGTCCCGTCTTTTTTCAAATCGTCGGGAGTTCTGGCCCTTCCGCACATCAATGGTCCACCGAAACTTCCATCGGAGGGGTAATCTTGATCTGCGGCAAAGTTAGAAACAGCAGAATCAATAGAGAAATTAGTAATCTGGCCATATAATGACTCCAAATATTTCTCGAATCCATCTAATTCGGTATCGCTAAACTCGTATTTTGAAATAGAGTCCTCTGGGAATCTTAAATAAATAAATTCCGCGATAGAATCCATCAATTTAACACGCTTGGCCCATAATGCATAACACATAGCTTGAATCGAATGGTCATCCTTTTTAGCAGATGATTTATAGTCCATAATCTTAATCTTACCGTCTTTTTCCGCAAGCTTATCAATATAGCCCAACAGTTGATAGGTCGGTGTTTCAATTTTAATTTCTGTTTCTGCTTTCTCTAATTTCCACCCCTTACAAAAGAAATCAGTAGATACTCCCACTACAATCATTTCTTCGACCATTTCAAGGTTATGTTGCCCTTTATTGTCATGGGAGTCTTCTAGGCCATGTTTTACGCAAAGGAGGGTAATATAGCGAGATAAGACAGGACTATTAAACACTCTCTTTGTCTTAATTATGTGAGAGTAATACTTTTTATGTCTGGGGTTAAGTAAAGACTCAAATACCAAATGGCAGATTGTCCCGCGAATACTTCCGAAATTTCCCGGCGAACGTAACCCTAAAACATACTGAACGTGATATAACCATGAACAAGAAGTAAGTGTTTTAATACGAGAGGCAGACAAATATAGCGAATTTTTGCTCATTTTTATGATTTTAACTGCTTGGAATAAATAATATTTTGCAACCCGTCATTTTTATGCCAAATAAATGCTTGTGCCTGTCTCTTACTACCCACATATGCATGGGATGTATGAAAACCATCTGGACCAGTGATAGACGGGATAATTCTGGTAATTACCCCCGGCTCCGTAATAACTTGTTCGCTGTGTCGGTGAGCGGAATGAATTTCTCTATTCTCACACGCACTCCAAAATTTACATTCATACGCAAATACCGGAGAAAGCTTTTTCCAATTAACATTATGGCCATGAAGGAATAAAATAGCATTATTATAAAATCGGTAATAATAACGGGGAAACGGATCATTATAAACGGTAACATTCTCGTCGTTATGATAATAAGCATCAATGACTTCGCCCAAATGATACATACTGTTACTATCATGATTCCCGCTTGTAGGAAGAAGTTCCACCGGAGCAAATTGCTTTAAATAATTGATAGAGTCAATTAATATTTCCTTTCCCTCTCTGAATACTTTAGCGAATCTAGAATCTACTGATTGCGGCGTCCCTTTGGTGGTAGTGTTTTCGTCATTATCACAAGTCAGAAAGTCTCCGCCTGTCCATAGTAGAACCTTTTCAAAATTTCCATAGCACTTTGCTTTAGAGACTAAATCCGTCACAGTATCAGCGAATGTTTTCCTAGAAATTTTAATATCATAATTCCCTCCATCAGAATCTTTAGAGCCTAACTTACCATGATGGGCGTCCACCATTGAAATTTCGAGGAATAAATCGTTATCCTTGTGCTTATAATCTATTTTTGGGGTAATAGGCGAATATTTAATTAAATCTTGTTTAATTACTTCAAAATTAATTTCCCCCTCAATACATTTTTTTCTCTTAAAATATACCGTCCAGCTAAACTCCCCGCTACTCAATTCCTTAGTATTAAAATAATCAACATCCCAAACCTTCAAATCAATATTACACTTCTCCAATACCTCTTCCAGCGAATTAGCTTTAATTTGAATCATATTTTGGTTATCCTCTAATCGCGGAATCTTTACTTCGTTTTTTAACCCCGTAAAATTCCCGAAGAGTTTATCTATTTCATGGCGTGAAATATTGCAAAACTTCACAAATTCGTCGCGGGTGATAGAGTGTGCTTTTTCTGCGTATTCTTTAAAGCTATCAATTATTTCTTGTTTGTTCATATAGTTAGTTTATCTTTTATTGCATAGTCACCATCTTCTAATAAGGTGGCGTTCCAATCATTACGTTCCGGCAAAATAATCTCTACTTTATCTGGGTTCATAAACTTCTCAAGAGACTGTTTCGCTGCTTCTGCGGCGTTATTGCCTTGCTTTCGTTCATCATTGTTGAAAGATAATGTTACACGCAAATTATGCGTTATAATCAATTTCAGTAAGCTTTTGTGGACTTTTAACCCAAAGGACGCCATAACATTCTTAATGCCAGCTTGATATAAAGATAACAAATCTCCAATGCTTTCGACTATTATTACCCTATTTTCCTGTTCGATAGCCTCCATACAGTTCTGATAGCTATAGGTAAAAAAGCGTTTAAAGCCAATTAATATCCAATTAGGATAGGGGGGATTTTCCTTTACAACCCTACCAGCAAACCCGATAATCTTCCCGTCATCCTTGCGAATAGGGAATACCATACGGCCAGCCATTTTATGCTCTTTCGCATACCCGACCTCAAAAACCTTTTGCACGTAAGGAGAAATACCGCGCCCCTCCCAATAAGTATAATCGGGATAAAGTTTCGACAGGCACTCTTCATTATAAATTTTTGGATAATTAAGTCTGCTATTTAAAGAGATAGTCGGCGCGGCTTCTTTTAGCTCTATAAGCTGTTCTACTTCATCTAAATCAACGCCAGTAATACGGCATATCAATTCCTGCATAGAGCCACGTTTACTAGTCCCGAAATCATAGTAGCTATGTTCGTTGATAATAACAGAAGATTTATTAGAGCCTCCGCGCCATGTCGCTTGCGCCCTCCACTCTCCCCCATTATTAAAGATAGGAACCCCTAAATCCGTTAGGATTTCTTTAAAATTTGGGACTATATATTGTTGGTTAGATTTTAACATTATAAATTAATATCGTCCGAATGATTACCTTGGATATTATATCCATTATTAACTAGATACTCCAAACTACCTAATTCAGTTATTTTAAAATTATCGAACTTAAAGTAAATTTTATTCTTAACATACTCGACCTTATCCCCTACCTGTATTTTAACGTGATCGGAAAAGCCTTGTCCGTTAACACCTTGATTACGAGAGGCAACACTAACCATAGAATGAGTAGCATTAATACCAAAATCTACTTGTAATTTTTGGATGTCATCTAGCTCAAGACGCTCTAATAATTCTACGTTAGATGCTAATTGAGCGACAATATCAGAATTAGCAATTACAGAAGAATCACTAACGCGATTAGAACCCGCATTAGCCCTAGATGTTTGAATAGCCGTAAGTGGGGCAACATTTAAATCTGTGCAAATTTGCTTATACATATCAACCTTACGACCTAAGATTTGATCAGTTCGCAAGCGTGATACCGTGTCCAATTCCTCTGATAGTTTTAAATAATCCAAACATACCATCCCATAAACAGGAACTCCGCGACCATCATAATGATTTGCAATCTCTTGGCGATGCCAGCGGCGGATTAGAGGAATAACACTTTCTATTCCAGAACCACCGATATAAACATGCTTAATTTTTCCAATAAATTCTTTGCCAATTTTAATAGCAGCGCGAACCTTGACAGACAACTCTTCATTCTTTCTCCACATTCCAGAACGGATATAAGCCTCATTAACTCCACTAATACTTGCAACTAATCGTGTTTTAAAATGGTTAGTAGTCAACTCTGTATCTAAATAAAGAACTTTAACCGCTTGTTCATTATTTAAACAAGAGCATAGATATGCAATATTTTGGCAAGCTGTAGATTTACCATCTTTAAGACGGGCGGCGATTACATAAACGTGACCAGCTAAAAAATTACCATAATAATCTCTAAGAGTCGGGAATGGACAAATAATTCCATCTGGTAATTGGTTATTACCCATTTCTTCAATCTCGTCTTCAAGATTTTCAAATACGTCTATCGGTTTTCTTTCCTCTTCCTCAAATAACTTGACACCCTGATAGAATGTTGCGTCTGCAAGACCTACGATTTCTGAATATTTCTGATCACCGCATTGCTGCATTTTCTTAGCAACTTCAAGTGCTGTTGCCTCAATCTGTCTCCTAACAGAAAGAGACTTTAATCGTTTGGCATACTCCACCAAAGAGTCTTCATGAATTTTAATTAATGAAATAGTCTCAAGATATTCACCGATAGTCAACTCCATTTCATATCGAAGTTTAGAT